AATACGCTTACCTTCAAACGATGGATACGGATTAGAGTTATCGTCTCCTACTTCTCTACCACCATATGTAAACTGTTTGATAGTAAATGTAGCTATTTCAGTAGATGTACCTTGGTTAGCTAGAGCTGTTCTCTGGATAACTAGCGGCATATTGGTTAGATCTTTATCTATACCCGGCTTTGCACACTCTACCCACGAACCTGTACCGTCTTGATCATTAAGACCCTCAAATCGTAAGTAGTAATCATCTTCGTCAGACTGTCTAGCATTAGATATTTTGACTATATATCCATGTTTACATTGTTTCGGTAATAGTGATACATCATTTACAGACGTACCCATACTTCTCATCAAGTCATCTTCAACTATCTCAGCATTAAATGAGGTCGCACTAGACAGGTAAATACCATTACCTATAATCTTACCAGTAATACCTGTTGGTAAATCTCCAAGAATACCACCTAATACTGTGTCAGAACTTACGGCTGTTTCAGCATCAAATGGTGTAGGTGATGGACGTGATAATTTTAAGTTAGCTTTTACGGTTATAGTTTCATGTTCCATAACCTCTATAATATATGTAGCCGGTGATTCTCCTTTACCAGAGTTACCGGATGTTCCACTACTAGACGACCCTGATACGGTACGTCCCTTTGCAGAACTCATGGTAACAGTTACCTGATCTCCGAAAGCCCAACCTTCTCCACCATGTAATAGTATTGCTTGTCTACTGTAAGCACAGGCAAAGTCATCTGGAGAGTCTCCGTCAGCACCTATGTTACCTTGCTGTCCACGTATGTCAAGTTTAAAGATAAGATTATTTTTACCAGACGTTACAGTAGTATTATTTACATCTGTAACTAAAGTTGTATTTGTACCAGTATAACTACTAGCAGCTGTACAACTAAATGTCTGTATTCCTATACCTCTGCACTGTCCAGTACCACCACTTTCATCAAGTGTATCAGATAATATTTGTATACGTGTAGCTCGTGTAAAGCTAGTTTCTGTATTGTTGTTATATAAATTCATTCCATACTGTCTACCATTTTCAGTACGTGTTATTTCAATAAACGCAAAGTGCGGATCAGGGTTACCTGTTGTTGTACCTGACTTTCCTATTAGCGTATTAGCGTTAGTAGCGTCACGACTATTAACAAAGGTAGTGTCGTTGATAGTAAGAAATTGTATGTTTTCACTGTTGCTTGTTGCTAAATAATTTTTGATTGCCGCTTCACCACCAGTACCATAAGTAATGTTTTGTTCAGCTCCGGCATTATCGCCGCTAGCTTTCCACATTCTTAGTGTACCATCTGCGGCTACCTGTCCTATGTAGGACCCTTCTTCTTCATCACGATGGTAATGAAACCACGAACCACCTGTAGCTACGTTGGGTAAAGGGTCAGTGCCTACTCTCTTTGCACCCGGTCTTTTGTACAAGCCTTTAGTAATGTCAGGTATTGCGTTCTGAACATCTTTAACTTGTCCGGGAAATTTTAATTGATCGGGCTGTTCCGATAAACCCCCAGTAAAACTAGGAATGGTTTGTGTTATGCTTGGCATTATCTTCTAAGGTTTCTCCAAGGTTGATATGTTTGGTGTATAGTATTTTCTGGGAATCCAAACATGCTGTGATTACCCTGATTACATTCGTACTCCATAAGTGCAGCACGTGCTAATGATTCTTGTCCTTGCAATAATTTAACAAGGTTAGGGTTTGCAACCAACTGTGTAGCTGCTTTTGTTGACGCTCTATATGTGATATAACGTCTAAATGGTATAGGTAAGTTTTCAAAGGTGTAAAGTTTTACGACATCTAAGTCGATGGATGTAACGGATGAAAAGTCATCTGTGTGGTTTATCTTGTCATATAATCGACCATCACGTCTGACTACATCATACTCTCTACGAGCCCAACCATCAGAGACATCGAGTTGCAATACATCATTTGATATAGCAATATGTCCATTAGAATCTGGTGTAAATGCTACATGCTTTTCTGTGTTAAAATGCCACCCTTCTGCCTGTGTATCTATATTAGCATCTTTTAGTAGATTAAATATAAATGATATTTCTGGGTTGTCGTAATTAAGTTGAGTTATTGGTGATTGACCTATTGCTCCCAGTATAGTATTTACTGCGGACAATTCTGTGTCGATGTCAATAGTTGTGGAAGCCATAAGAAAAAAGGGGAGCCGAAGCTCCCGTATAGAATAAAAATTAAGTTAAAGCTGTAGGCTTAGTTGCTGTTCCGGCGAACAATTCAACAGCAGCAGCAGGGTTAAGTGCGTCTGCTCCCATAGCTAGGCGACCTAAAATTACGTCACCTTGGTATACAACTGAAATGTCTCCAGATGTTACCTGTACTTGAGGTCCGATTGCCTCTACAACACCGGCTGCTTCCTTTTGGAAGATTAAGCCGCAGCTGTTTGCGAACTCAGTAGCGTTACCATATGTGTTAACGGTCTTAGTTGCTGATGCACCGGCTCTCTCGTCTTCCATTCCGGGACCTACAAAGTCACCAGAGTTTCCGGGGTCGTCGATACCGGGGTTTGTTGCAGAACCTGTACCATACTTAGTACCGAAGTTACTAAAGAATGGGATGTTCATAGATTTGTAAATCTTGATGCCTGCAATCTCGATGATGCCATTACCTGTTTGTAAAGCGTCACCTTGCTCGTCCCTATTGATAAGTCCATTAGAACCAACAGCTTGTATTAGTTCGTAGTACTGTCTAGGGTTAAGAACTCCAACTCTTCCGTCGCCAGAAACACCTTTCTCGTCTAGTGCAGCAGCTGCATCATAGAAAGCGTTTACTAGAGCAGAAGAATCATAAGCGTCAGATGCGTTTGTAGTTGTACCTACACGAATCTGTGTACCACCGGGCTCTTTGAAGTTAGTCTTAGTGATAGGACTAGCTTGTCTAGCTGCCTTGGTTACTGATCTAAAGATTTTTCTGTCATACTTTTCTGCAAGAGCATAACCAATCTTCTTGGAGATTTCTCCTCTTAGATCATAGTGTGCTAGTGTTTCATCTAGCTCATAAACGAACGCAGAACTAATTAATAGGTCGTCGCAAGTTATGGTTTTTTCAGCTACTGGAGGTGCTCCATCAGAGTTACCTAGTATGCTGTTGCCGGGTGTATGGTACTCGGCTGTTGTACGTCCAGTAAAGATGAACTGAAGACTCTTACCGTTAGTAAGTGTTCTCTTCATTACAAGGTCTCTAGCGATTGTATTTCTCTGGAAGCCTTTGAACATCTCTCCACTGAACAATTTAAGGTAAAGTGCTCTTCTATTAGCAGTAGTAGAAGCAACACCATTATCTGCACCCGGGCTAGTAAGAGCCGTTGTTAAGGTGCTATTTTGTTGTGCCATTGTTATGGATTGTTAAGGGTTTATATTGCTTTGTACAAATTTTTTTCTCGAGATTTTGTAGGTCTATCCCTACCGTCTAGACGGCTCAAGGTATCCGGCTTACCGGGCTTTTGCCAAGTGCAGGGGAGTCCGACTCTGAGGTGCTCCCCGTGCTATTAGTAAGAAGGTGTCTCTAATTGAGCATCATCTTCTTTCTTTTCTTCAGTTTTGTTTTCTGGTTTAACTTCTGGCTCGGGTGTATACCGAGTTACAAAAGCTCTAACCTGTGAACTTTGATGTGCCATTACTTAATTAGTTTAGTATAAACAACACCACGGTAAACGTAAGTTACTGTCATAGTCTCCTCCGATACCAAGTCCCCGTTCCATGACTTGATTGCATGCGTCGCTGAAAGCGATGAACGGACGTAGGAGTTAACCTATCTGTGGTGCAGTAAGTGCTACGTTTGTTGACTCAGCTGAAGCTAAGTCGAGTGGGAAGTTGTGTGCATTACGCTCGTGCATAACCTCGAATCCAAGGTTAGCTCTATTTACAACGTCTGCCCAAGTTGGAACAATCTTTCCGTTGGCGTCAACGATTGACTGATTAAAGTTAAAACCATTAAGGTTGAAAGCCATGGTGCAGATACCCATTGAGGTGAGCCATATGCCAACCACGGGCCAAGTAGCCAAAAAGAAATGTAAGCTACGAGAATTATTAAAAGAAGCATATTGGAAAATAAGTCTGCCGAAGTAACCGTGTGCGGCTACTATATTATAAGTTTCCTCGTCTTGACCAAACTTGTAACCATAGTTCTGTGAAACGTCTTCCGTGGTCTCCCTAACGATTGAGGAAGTAACAAGGCTTCCGTGCATAGCACTAAACAAACTACCACCAAACACGCCCGCAACTCCGAGCATATGAAAGGGGTGCATAAGTATGTTGTGTTCTGCTTGGAAGACAAACATGAAGTTAAATGTTCCACTGATTCCTAATGGCATA